AGTACAGGCTGTCATTTTCATCCAAGGCTAAACTTGTATTTGAAAAGGATGGAATAAAATATGAAGTTTTTAAGAAAATTGAAATAGATGGAAAAGAAAATTATACAGAGGCACACTCTTATGTGGATGAAAATTTCTACTACAGAGTGGGGCAGATGGTATATGCGGAGAATTTTAATCCAGACCGGTTTGTAGATTCCGGTGGCGGGATCCATGTCTGGCTTTCGAGAGAAGAGGCAATTGCATATTTGGGATAAGAAAAAAAGATAGAGTACGTTTATAAGAATCTGGATTCTTAAAGATGTATTCTAAATTGCCTCTTTCTGGTTTAGGAGAATCTTTATGTATTCTAATAGTAGCTAACTATTCAGCTATTAATATTTTATTAAATTTATTTGTCCCTTCTAAAGAAAAAGCTTCTTCTCCATCAAAACAATATTCTGCGCAGAATGTTGCCAATTCTTCAGGGTCTTGGGCTTTTAAATCTCTAGTTTTATTATAATAGGCTCTACCATTATCATCATCAATCCAACCTCTATTATCTAGTAAGGATAGTTCTTTAATAGTTCTAAAAGCTGGAAGAAAAAATGAAGTAATAGCATATTCTTTACTCTTAGTAAAGTTATGACGATAAGGGAGCACTCCAAAAAGCTAAGGTTCATAATACATCTTACGTAGACCTTCCATTTGGGGTCCCGACTCCCCTCCTGTCGAATAATGTTATCCTAGAAGCTTTTTATCTTCTAGTTCTTACTTTTTGATTCAAGCAAGTCCAGCGTACATTTTCATATTACAATTAATATGCCGGAAACTCTTGGGTATATTATATTCTCTTTAATTAGAGGTTCAATACCTACGCGTTACACTGTATATTTATATTATTAAATATATTAGCACGGTATTTTCATCTCAGAATTCACCGTTTTTTCCCGATTACGTGGCACAAATTGTTCATCATATATTTTCTTTTTACGAGGTAAATAAATAGTAGCTTTTTCATACATTAGTTTTGCTGCCCTATTAGCTTTTTGAGTACTATATCCCAATCTCCAAGTTCTTTCGCCACAATTAGGTTTTTGCATTAAAAATCCTTTACCTAAATATTTTTGAACTCCTTCTAAAAAAGGTTTAGTGCCTACAAACATTAAGGATTCCTCCATAATAGGATTTGTTTTACTATGTTTATAAACTCCTAAAGTACCATCTCCATCACAATATCCTCTTAAAAAATGATACACTAAAGACTCTTCAGTAAACCATTCTATTTTTGGAAATTCTAATATTAAGCTTTTATTAGGAACTACCCCCTTAGCTACTAAGGAGTCATGCAAATAAGAGTTAGCTATTTGAGTAGTACACATAAATCCTTGTTTTTCTTTAGACCCAAATTTATGACTCTCAGAAATATTACACCCTTCTTTAAATTTCATAAACTTAGTAAAAGCCATAACAGTTTCTTGGTCCTCTATTTTTAAACCAAATCCTACTGTATTAGTGTTAGTGCATACAAATCCATCAGCGTATAAAAATCCTAACCAATAAGCTTTTTCTTCAGTGTCTATAACATCAAAGGCATCTTGATAACAATTAATTATTTTTTTAGCCCTAATGCCTTTTTCTTTTAAACGCCTTTCTATACTTTTTCTATTAATTCCATATTTATTAGATATAAAACTAATAGAACTATTTCCTTCTAAATAATCTTTTAAAGCTAATCTGATTATTAATTCTTTATCAAATAATTCTTCTTTTAAATTATGTTTTCTACACGCATTTACTTTGGACATTCCTGCATCAATGTCTCTTTGAATTTTATTTACTTTCTCGAATTTTTCTTCTCTAGTCATTTGTTATAAATTTCAGAGTTACTAAATTAAAAATATATCTAAACAATTAATTATCTACCACCTATGAGTCTTAAGCCCCACTATCGACCAATTTGACCTACAAGAGCGTCAGCTTGAGTATAAGCTTTAGTGAATTGGGGCCATAAACCTGCTTCTTCAAACCAAATTGTTAAATTAGAATCGTTAGTTCTAATTAATTAATCTAACCTTTTAAATACCCATCCTCTATGAGTTTTCTGTTTTCCATTGATAACACTACTTATGCCTCCTCTAGTAAGGGAATGCTCTTCAGCAAAGATTCTCATATTATTAAAAGTATATTCAATACTATCTGGAGATATTCCTAGGTATTTATTTTTGGAAATATTAGAAGCAATAGTATTATCGCTGTTAGTTATAAAAATACAGGTGTCAGGGCTATACATTTTATTACCTGATATTTTAGTATCTTTATCTAAAACCCATTTAAAAGAATCCTTCTTCCAATTTTCATAATTTTTTAATCTTTGGATATCTTCACAAAATAATTGAAAATGTAGCCATCTATCACAAACATAACATTCTTTATAAGTAGGTGTATATTCATGGTATTTGTTACTATAGCATCTTTGCATCATATTATACCATAACATTCCAAATTTAGTTTGTTTTCCATTTTCATATGGCTTATATTTCCCTATTCCTATAATCCCTTTGCCATAAACTGTAGGAGATAAAGGATCGTCAATTTTTGCACGTAGTTGTGAAGAATTTATTCTTTTAATAAATCCTGTATTTAAAAACTTAATTATAAAAAAATGTTTTGAATCATTATCTTCCTTTGCTTTTCCTAATATAACTATCTTATCATCCTCATTACCACCATTGAAATGTATACTATTAGGATAATAATTTTTACTACGATAATTTGTGTAATATTCTAAATTCCTCATAGAGTTATATTATATAATATTCAACCCATTCAAAATAAAAAAGTCAGTTAAATTAATTCTTTATGTTACCATAAAGTTCAGACTATATCTTCCCTATAAAGGGTTGGGAACTTCGAGTTACTTAACTCTACGAAACTTTTCTATATTCATTTCTAGTCGTTGAACCTTATTCAATAGTGAATCTTGGCTGCTGATTGTCCTTTTAAAAGGAGTTTCCAGCAATTCTCCCAAGTTGACATTTAAAGTTTATCAATATATCTGTACGATCTCCTCTTAACTTACCAGGTTTATCAGTAATAATTCCTTGTATCTAAGAACCCCAACCTACTTCAATTTTTTGTCCGTCTCTAATCTCATAATGAGAAGCACGACGTAAATAGTTACTATTTTTAGCCTAACTAAGATGAGCCATACCTCCATCAGTATTATAATATAACCAATTAATATTCGCCCATACTTTTTCTAGAAGTTTATCTAGCTGTGTCTATGCAAAAGCAGTACATACATTTATAGAGCCTTTAATGACATTATAGCTATTAGATATGATACTAGCCTCAATTTCTGAGTATCCCGCTCCTCTAGCCTTCATCATACAAGCATTCATACGTAATTTTCTAGCTAATCTTAGATAATGAAACCATTCATACTATCCTTCTAAAAAATTAGGAAATATTTCTTGACGACCCATACCAGCTTCTTCTACATTATCCAAATCTTTTAGTCTATAAAAGTTAAGAAAGTAGTAATGGTCTCCAGTAATAGTGTAACCATGAGAAGTCATTCCATACTTACATCTAATATATTGTTCTTTCCAAAAAGCTCTCCAACTTCTAGAGTTTCTTCTGAACGATGTATAATGCCCTGTTCTTATAAAAGTATCCCTAGTTTCAGTAAACCAAGAAGGATTAAAATCTAATCCTCTATATTTATTAATAGGTTTATATCCTGTTATTTCATAAGATAAATTAGCATCAAAATATGGAATTGGATCTTCTTTTTTAACATCCCAACCTGACTAATCTCTAATTTTACCTATAATAGCCTCATCAGTATCTGTTTCCTTTATCTCTAAAGTTGGTTTAGGAGATTCTTTTACTAATTCTTCTTTAGACTACTAAATATTAGCTATAGCCTCTTTCATAGGGTCTTCTACAGTACCATGAACCTTATTAATAATATCCTAAATTTCTTTAGGAACTTTCGGCTTTTTCTTTGGTTTTACATCATCAATTACTGTAGGTATTTTACGAGGTCTTCCTCTTTTTCTTTTAGTCTCTTCTGCCATAATTAAAAGTCTCCTGGGTCATATCCTTCTTGAGCATCTCCTCTAATATTAGATGATTCTTGCATAGATGATTTTAATCTGCCTTCTAAAGCTAGTAAACCATCAGCAGTCTCATCTAATTTAGCAATCTCAGCCATAATATCTTTAGCTTTAAAAATAGGTTTTCCAGTCTAAGGATCTCTTTCCAGAGGGTCAACGTTTTCAAAGTAATCTATTAACTTATCTACAGTACTCTCAGCGGCTTTTACCATTCTAACTAGTCTATTAGAATTTTGTAGTTCTTGATATTTTCTACAAGCTGTTCTAAATACGGAATCATTAAATTCATTCTCTGTTAATCCAGAGTCATCCATTGCAGCTTCATGTCTATCCTATTCATCATAGTTATGATATGGAGAGTTCCAATCAATAGCCAAATAAATATAAGATAATTCTTTAAAAGCTCTTTCTCTGTGTTCTCCTTTAGGGTCAGTTTTACTTTTATTACGCTTGCTATCTAATAAATCTTTAAATTCTTTTATTAATAGTAATTCAGTTTCATCAAGCTCAACTTTTCCTAAATTCTAATTATACTAAAACCATTTACTCATTATTTCATATTATCATAAATAAAAATAGCTAACTCCTCAATAGAAGTTAGCCAATTATCTTATTATTATACTCCCTCATCATGGTCAGCGTCCCACTAGGCTTTTTGTGCAGGAGTCCAATGGGATGGATATTTACCATTAGGAAGAGACTTTAAATCTTTAGGTTCAGGTTTCTTATTTGAAGGTTTAGTTGGAGGAGTTTGTGGTTTTTTTAACTGCAGATTTACTCTAAGGTTTTTTTACTAATTTAGGTTTTTTATCCTTATCATCTACCTCACCTCCAAATTCATTTTTCTTTACCTTCCCTCCACATTTTTGTTTAAACGCCTTGATAGGGTCTTTATCTTCATTATGTTTGTCAGTTTCACATTTCTTACATAATGTTCCACCTATTTTATAATAAGATAAATGGGTTCCCTATGGGCATTTACCATTTAATTGATTTATATAATTTAATTTTA